CACTGTTGATACGACCTCTATAAATTACAAACAGGTCTGAGAGAGTCGTTAAAGGTAAGCCAGTAAGTGGATCCATCGCACTCAACCTGACATCTAGTTTCTTACCGAAAAGAGAACTCTCTCCGTAGCTTCTCAAACCCCCATCCGAGTCTACCAAAGATATCTTATACTGCTCTCTAGTGACCACTGTAGTTTGTTGAGGAGGGTCAAGACTTAGCAAGATCCCATTTGAAGCGTAACTCCAGCCGTTTGAAAGAGTTATAGTATCATAGTGTGAAGTAGAGCCTAAAATAAGACTCCCAGCAGCGTCTTCAATTCGTACGAGCAATAGAAGCTCAGGAGCATCTGTATCCATAATTCTTGATAAATTACCTGACAATGCTCTCATCAGATTGCCTCAATTAGTTTCAACGTTCCAGGATCTTGAACGATGCCGTCCGTGAACACCATGCCGATAATTACATCAGTATCATACTTAACAGGCATTATGACGTCATCTCTGTGAGTGAACGTTGTATTAACCGCTACTCTTAACGGTGGATAAATACTGAGTTGGCCATTATCGGCCCTCGGTCTCATAGTCATATAGATCTTTGAATGATTTGCAAACTTTATAAATGTACCTCTAGGGATCATCCCTTCATTGTTTGTAACAGTGACAGTGCCAGAACCCTTAGCACCAACTGCTGTGGGTGTGCTATTGGATGTTCTGGCTAAGACTGCACCGTAGTTTTGAGGACAAATTATATTGAATGCTGTAGTATGCCCATGCTCAATCAAGTGGACAAATATGTCCTGCGCATTTCTGACAAGAGGCTCAACGTTAGTTTGAATTTCCCAACGTTGAGCGCTCGAGGCTACCGCATTTCGGCTGAGATCTAGGGCATCTGATGTAAAGACGGGCTTATTGCTGGTCACTTGAAGTGGGGCAACAAACTTAGCGATAACCGCACCGTCCTCATAGATACCGTAGGTCATTATTTCACACCTTGCTCTCTGTTATGGCCATTAACGCCATTCGCAATTGCGGGAAGCATTTTGAAGACTTCACTCCTGGTCTGCCTGGAGATGTCCCCAGTTATCTGAAGGTTCACTACTGTAGCCCTATCTCTAGAAGCCTGAGTGACAGCTTTCTCACTTAGCGGTGTGGAACCCATCATAAGGTTTCCAACATAGCCACCTTCAGCATAAGCCTTTAAGGAATTAGAGTTAATAGCTTCTAGAACTCTGCCGTACTTCTTAGTTGAAGCCGCATTAACAATAAACTCACCATTAGAAACACCTGCAAGGATTGAATCAGAAGTACCGGTTCCAGGGCCGACGATCTTACCGCCTCCAGCAAACATACCGGCAATGAGTGTGCCGAAGATGCCACCAAGGGCTCCCCACATACCGACACCAAGACCTCCTGCACCGCCAGCAGCTGTACCGGCAGCGCCTCCTAGGTTCTTACTTAAGTCTGTCACTGAAGAAGTAAGTTTTGGGAAAGACTCGCCAATGTGTGAGCTAAGCGCAGGCATAGCAGAGCTGGTAATGTTTGCAAGATCTTCAGCAGGAGCGGCAAAGTTAGTGTTAAGCGCGTTGCTTAAAAGATTCTGGCTAGGCTTAATCCCACCGGCGTGCCCACCGGAGGGTGATCCACCTGACATGAACTTGGAGAGCATGTCGGCTATACCAAAGCCAGGACCATCAGTACGCTTAGCAATACCACCACCAATTGTCTGAGAGCCTTTAGCAACGCCAGAGCCTATCTGTTCAAATAGGGCATAAAGTCCAGAACCTTCACCTAAAAATTGTTCTGTCAAGTTGTCAACAAAGGTGTCCACCATCTTGCTGGTAAACTCGTTGAGGAGTGCCGGGAGGATTTCTCCAGGACCTTTCTCACCTTTGAAAACTCCCTTTAGAGTATCCTTGAAAGTGCTATTCATCCCATCAGCAAGTGACTTACCAGCTTCTCTGGCTGCGTTGATGTTCTTCGTAATAACATCAGGAAGCCGCTCTAAAGCATACCTGAAATCATCAACTTGTTTAGCCAAAGCATCGTTGTTAAAGCCACCAATTCTGAGAAGCTCAAGCTGCTCGGTGAGTGCTAAGAACTTTTCTCTCACAGCTATATAGTTCTGAAGTTGAGCTTCTGTAGCCAGTCCTGCTGTAGTGTCGTCTAAGCCAACCCCAGGTCTAGTGGCCGAATCGAAAGAACTTCTGTTAAACAGCTTGTATAGTTCTTTAAGGTCTGACTGCTTTCTGAGGAACTGCTGAGTGGCGTCATCGACTGACATCAAACTAGGGCTGTTAGGAGTGTCTAGAGATTTCGCGGCAGTTACTGTGAGGGGCTCTACTGAAGTATCAGCCTTGATAAATCTTTTAAGAACTGAAGTGCCTCTGCCAATGCCAGATCCAACACCTGAAGCAAGATCACCAGGCTTCATACCGCTAAGGATCTTGACTATGTCTGCTGTGTTTCTCTCAGTACCCTCAGCTGCATTGAGCTCAGGAGTTCTCTGACCAGCAGGATCTAAGAGATTCTTGAACTTCTCAGCTGTTTCACCCGTAAGCTTAGAAGCCTCAATACGCATCTTATCAAAGGCAGCTTTAATAGCAGAAGAAGAACGATCATTAGCTTTAGCAAAGTCGTCTAAGATTTTTGCCATTCCTGAACTTACTTGAAGTTTGCTAAGTTCAACAAGTGCACCCATCCTAGTGGCATCTTCAACCATCTGACGACGTTGAGAGGCCGGGATACGGAACATATCGTTATCACTGAGCTCTAGTTCGGCAAAGTTACTTTTGATAGTCTCAAACATCTCATCTGTTGAGAGATTCAAAGAAGTCTTGAGAGCAGTACCGGCTTTCGCCATAATACCTTCAAGAGAAGCGGCTTGAGCCACCATTCTTTGCATATTGCTGAGCTGTTCAACAGTGTAACCTGTTTGGCTCTTACCGATAGCTTCAATACTGTCAAGCTCAGTCTTAAGGAATACAGCAAGCTTATACCACTCTTCCCTGGTATCAGCAAACACAGTGGCGAAGTCTTCCAGGGCAAAGTCTGTGTTAAACATCTCATTAACAAGGCTGAGACGATCCTGGAAGGAATCATTGACGAGCATAGCTGCTTTAGCTACAGCCCGCTCACTCTTAACCATCTCTCTTAGAGCTGCCAGTTGGGTCTCGTAGCTGCCAGCAGTGTTAAACTCAAACTTAGCCTTCTTAGACTTCTTGTAGAGTTCGAACAAATCAGAAAGACTCGACACTTCTAAGTTCATTGCTGAAGCATCAGAGATTCCCATTTCATCCAAGCCACTCTTCAGCATTGCACCTGAAGTTTTAAAGCTGTCAAAGACTTTGTCAAGAGCTTTCTTGAGTAGAGCAGCTCTCTTTTCGAGAGATTCCATAAGATCAGCGCCCGGAGTAGCTTTCTCGATTCTATCATCGATAATGCTCATCTCAGTGGCAATGCTTGCAAGCTCTTTTCTTGCGGTCGCGCCTAACTTACTAAAGCCCAGAGCATCAATAGCAAAGCCTGTCTCTTGAAGGATTGAAAGCATCTCAGAGAATTTGAAAGGATCGCTAGAACCACTACTAGAAGAAGGCTCAGCAAACATCTTTTCGAGTGCTTTGCCGTTAACACGCTGCGCTTCTACAGCTTTCTTTAGACTATCTTCGTTATCACCCGGTTTAAAATTTGCAATAGCCTCAGTAGCAGCATTGTAATTAGCACTATAGTCGAGGGCTCGCTGCCTAGATTTTTCACCAAGTCCGACAAACTTACCAAAGTCTACTTGTGGCGCTAACAGACCTTCTGAACCCAGTTGGGCCGCTTTGTCGACCTTGCTAAGTTTCGGGTCAGACATTATTAAAAAGCGTCTAAAGTTTTTAGCCTCAGCGTAGCCTTGACGAAGACCTGCCATCTCAGCTTTAAGCTGTCTGACAAAGTCTATCTGGGCTTTAATGTCAAGGCCTGCGTTCTTACTGGCACGCTCGAATAGTTCTGCTTCTTGAGCTACCGCAGCAATTCCACTTTGTAGACTTTTAATTCTACCCTCATCTAACCCAGCTATAAGGTCAATATTAGCACCTTCAAAACCAGCAGCTGCAAGAGCCTCAGAGACACCTTTAATTGAAGGTGTAGAACCTCTCATAACTTGATTAAGCTCTCTATACTTTTGAACTAAACCTTTTAATGCAGCCTGGTGGTTACCGCCAAATTGAGGGTTATCTAAGTCAGCCTGGTACTTAGCGATATCCTCTAAAACTTCTTTGTATTGCTTTCCAATAGCTGTGTATTCAAGGATTGTTTGACCACTCTCCTTAATTCCAACTTGCTTGAAACGGTCTAATGTGAGAGCGTCGCTCACACCATAGGCTCCACCTGAGCTAGCACCAAGAAGCTCGCCTTGACCAGTAATTGTGTTAGATTTTTCCGAAAATGCCTTCAGGGCTTCAGCACGTCTCTTAGCAACTACAGAGAGTCCCGAATAAAAATCACGTTCCGCTTCTGAAGCAGACGCTAGGTAAGCCTTTTCTGCTCCAGTATTCAGAGTGGCAAGCGTTTGCATCTTCGCAAGAATTGCAGAAGATACGCCTTTACCAGTCTCATCTAAGCCCAGCTCAAGAGAAGCATTAATTTCTGAAACTTGCTTTTTAACTTTTTCAAATAACGTTTCGCTGAGTTTCACTCTATAGAGTTTACCGTAAATTACATCTAAAGTTTTGTCGTAGGCCTTAGCAGCCGTATCAGCTTCTCTAGTAAGCTTTGCAAGCTCTGTCTGATACGCTAACAAATCCTTTTGGAAGGGAGATATTCTACCACCAGTTGCTCCGCTTATTGCGTCATTAAAACCTTTTGTTATAGCGTTATTAATGCCGTAACGATTTACAAAAGCAGCTCGTGCGGAACCTTTAGTCTCATAATCTTGTTTCTTTGAAGTAAGGTCTTTTTGAGTAGCTTCATCAAGCTTGAGTGTAGAATCTTTGCCAAACTCTTTTATAAGGCTGCTTACTTTACTACTCACACCTTTATCTAAATTTGTGGGCCCAGCTCGCAAGCCAGCAAGAATAAAACCTCTTTTAGCAGCATCGCTAACTTTTGTAAGACCCTCTTTAAACTTAGAGACTACATCTTTAATAGTGCTTTTTATCCCTACTACCACACCGCCTGCAAGTGCAACCGCAGCACCAGTGAGTTCTTTGGTCTTCTTTTCAAAAATACCTTGAACAAATTTAATAAGGTTTAACTTGTCCATACTCTCAAGACTCTGAGAAATAAAACTAAACGTAGTCATTAAAGGATCAAGTTGGGAGTTTAGGTAGTCTTGATAGTTGTTGGTTCCTATGCCACCTGAGGCTTTAGCACCATTACGTATGGCAGCGTCATTGAAAGCCTTAGCAGCCATGTCTAGTTGCTTGCTAGTCTCGCCTGAAATTTGACCATTGAGCGTTCTCTCCTTTAAGGCCTGTCTGTTAATGTCTGAATAGGTCTGAGCAAGACTTGTAAGATCTTCCATAGCGTAAGCTGAAAGATCTTTAAGGTTCATGGACTCAAGAGTACTATCGAAGCTATAAGCTTGAGTATTTGATCTCCCAGGGGCTAACAGCTTCTCAAGAGCAGCCTCCCGACCGCCTTGACTAGTAGGTGCAAGCCCTAAGTAGCCTTTAATAGTATCAAAAATCTGACCAAGCTTCTCTTTAAAAGTTTCGCCCTTACCCGCAAGTAGCGTGAAGACTCCACCAAGTGTCGCAAGACCTGCAGCGAGACCTCCAACAACAAGACCGACTCTACCACCTTTTGCGGCAAGCTTAACCAAAGGTCCATTCAGATTTGTAAAAAGTTTAGCACCAGCCTTTGAAGGACCGTCCACCAGATACTTAGACATCGCAGGTGACCACCGAGTAGCCTTACCCGCCAGTCCAGAAGCAGCACCTGTCGGAGCTTTCTTAAACAAGCCTTTAAAGAGTTTTCCACCAACCATTGAGCCGAGCAATTCACCAAAGAAGGCACCTATCCCGGTAGAAGCTGCAACCTTACCAGCCCCTTGTTTGCCATTCATCTTAAGACTGATATTATCAAACAAGCCTGGAAGTCTGGAGCCGACTGTAGACCACCAAACATTACTAAAGACTGTACCTTTCACAGACTTCGTAATGCTAGCCCCGATCTTTTCAAATTCAGCAGCAATACCTTTTAGACTAGCCTTTGTAGTACCCTCTTTACCGAGACCCGCTGCAGCTAATCTTTGAATTTCAGCTTGATAGGCAGCTTGTCTAGCGGAAGACTCTAGCGCCTCAAATGTAGCTCTAGCACCAGCACTACCGCGGCCTTTAACTTTTGAGTTAAAGTCTTTCAGCCTGGCAGCGGAAGCAGTCTCCAGTTGGTCTAAGAATGGTTTCGCGAGTGTCTCTAAGTTTTCTTGGGTGGCCTTAGCCTTAAGAGTCTTGAAGAGGTTAAGACCCTTCATCACTCGGTCTACAGCGAGCAAAGCTGCAGCAAAGGCAGTAATCCCTAGAGCCGCCTTAGCAAATCCCTCACCAGCACCTGCCACAGGATCTGTAAGAGATGCAGCAAATGCATCTTTTGGCATCAATGCTATAGCCGCTACCAGAGCTGCTGCAATACCAGCGATCAGCCATTTAAACTTGGTTATGAAAGGGCCGGCCACTTCTAAAATCTTAGTGAAGCTAGATGTGAACCAGAAAGCAATCTTCTCAGCCGCACCTTTAGCAGCTTCAATAATACCACCTCTCAAAAATAGCTCAGACATGTGCTTTGAAAACTCACGGGCATTAACGAGCGTTTCAGAAAACACACTGCCGAACGTGGAACTTCCAAGCTTTGCAGTCTTTATCGAACTTAAAGCCTTCTTAAAATCGATAGCTATTGCATTACCCATCTTCTTAAAATTTAGTCTGAGATCCATCAAAGGCTTAGCCATAGCTGCAGCATTGCCTTGATAAGCACTTGCTGCGTTTCTCGCTAGGTTTGCTGCAAAGTCTGACTTAGAAGCGTCTCTAATAGCTTCACTGAGACTCATTGCACCGGAGGCATAGTTTTTAGAGTTCTTTCTAAAGTTGGATAGGCCTGTATTCAAAGCACTAAAGTAAGCAGTGATGCCAGAGACTACATTTGAGCCACTAAATCCTGAAAAAGAGCTTTCAATAAGCTTTCGGATAGTTCCGCCACCTTTACCAGTACCCGACACTAGACCTTTTAAGAATTGAGCGCCGCTAGTGAAACCAACCGTTTCCATCAAGCCTGCGATGACTAAAGTCATTTGGCCAGCAAAAGCAGGCAAATACTTAGTCACAACGTCTTTCAAGAGTCTGGCACCAGCATCAGGACCTAGCAGGGCGTACAGCATAAGTGGCGCTGCAGTAAATAATGCTTCAAATACTGAAACACTTTCTAGAGCCATAGTGGAAGCAAACAACACACCTAACGCAGCAGCTTCTTTTCGATCACCAAAGAGTTTAGTAAGAAGACCTTCGCCAGGAGCAGGAGTAAACCCCTTGAATATCCCAAGGACACCTTCTTTGACTACTTTACCTCTAGCGTTCTTTTCTCCAAAGATCATGCTAGAGATGGTATCAGGCCAATTTCGACTCATGCTGGCTAAGGCCAGACCAATGACTGTTACAGTCGCTAGCAACTTACTACTAAGAATTGGGTTAAGATGCGCAAAGAATAGAGTAACCTTCCCAAAGATCCCTTCAATTAGAGCATCTAAGGTCTTAGGAATTACAACAATTACTGCATCCACAACTCTAGCAAAGCTATCTACAAAGTACTTAGTGAAATCAGCGGAAATTTGACCTAACACTTTGGACACAGTAGGCAGTGTAGAGAGAATTGCCTTATCAACACCGTCGGTAATGAATGAGAAAAGATAACCAAAACCTAAAAGCTTACCTCTCATTCCTCCAAAACCGATAAGCAAGCCTGCAACAAGTGCGCCCGCAATTCTGTCACGCAAGTTCACCAAAACTTGACCATAGTCTATAGAACCAATAGCAAGTTTTAAGTTACCGAAGCTGCTACCAAAATTATCGAAAACTGGACCAGCCAGTTCTCCAAGCTCTTTAAAAGCACTCTTCAACTTTTCAATAAATCTTTTAACAATTCCCTCACTCGTATTAAGCCTACGAGTGTGCATATTAATTCCGGAAATCATATCCGGCCAGTAAGAGTGCCCTACCACTTTGTCGTACACATCGAAGAACATGTCTTTTACGTTATTTGTAAAGGATTCGACAAGCTTCTCTGTCTTCTTGATTGAGTTACGAGCAAAATAATAGATAGACTCAAACAGCCTAATAGCAATCATAATGCCGTCTTCTAAGAGTGTGGTGTTTAAACTGAAGGTATACTTTAATGAAAATGTACTAGCTCTCGCCCAAAGCTCCGCAAACACTTTATCAATACTCTCTGAGATATACTTAAATATCGTGGAAAACAAATCTTTAAGGAACACTAGAGGCGCTAAAATTTTCGAGAAATCAAAAATACCTGACAGTTTCTTTGAGATTGTTGCTAGACGCCCTGTGATATCTCCTAAAATGTTATCTACCAGCTTCTTAAAACCTGCAGAAGCTGAAGCAGTGGGGTTCAAGAACTTAAACAAGTCTACTGAAAAATTCATTTCCGAAAAGAATCCAGCAACAAGACCTCTGGTAAAATTAATCACATTCTTAAAAGCTCCTATCAAGGTCTTAGCGACTAGGTCTACAAATCGATCAAAGACTGATTTACCCATAATATCGTCAGGTTTAAATATCCCAATAAGGATGTTCTTCAATAACATTGCGCTAGCTTTAAAACCTTTTGCTAGCTGTGAACCGATCCATTTACCAGTGTTATAGTCAAAAGTATCGTTGATAATATCAGTAACAACAGCCATAAAGTTTACAATAGAGACAGCTATGTTTGCCAAAATAGGTTTAAGTCCAATCCAGATAACGTCGGTGTACAGCATTTTAATTGTGCTAACGATTGTGTCAACACTCATCCCAATACGCTGTATTGCGCCCGCATTTAACCTAAGAATGCTGTTGTCAAGTAAATTGATAGAAATTAAGAAGGACTCTATAGGAACAGTGGCCCGCCTAAATGTGTAACCCACTTTAAACAATAAAGTCTCTAAACTGCCTAGGCGTACAGAGTCAATCGCTTGACGAACTTTAAATAACTGTGATGTGAAAGTCTCTAGCGACTCTGTCTGAAACAATTTAACAAAAGCTCGCTCGATCCTAGTGTCACTTACAAGGTACATAGTGAGACCTTCAAAAATACCTTGAATATCTCTGACAGTAGGTCTTAAGGCATCTCTCAAAACTGTTCGTATCCCAGTAACGATCGTGTAGATCGATGTTGCAACATTAACTAGGAAGATTTCAGCCGGTGCAACGATTTTAGGTAAGAAAGACGAGACACGTCGAACCGCAGCCTCAAAGATACCAACTATACCAATTACTGTGTTAAGTATCTTTTCCACAGTAATCTTAACTGAAGACACCCCGTCTGTAGAGCTGCTGAAGATTTCTTGAAGAAATCCTGAGATTGCGTTTTGGGTATCTTTAGTTTTACCTATAAAGTTGTCATAAAGGCTGACGAAGCTTTGAGCCCAAGTACCTAATCCTGAAGCTTTTATTTTAGTTTCAATTCCAAACAATTCTGAGTATGCAAATAGTATTTCTTTTATCTCATTCTGGTATCTATTTTTAATATCCTTGCTATCGAAGAATACCCTTAACTTTGTTTTAAGACTAATCGGCTCTGCTGTAGCAAGCTTACTAAGGTAAGTGCTAGCGTACTCTACAGCAGTTCGTAAATTGCCAATAACATTTTGAGAAAAATTATCTAGCCTGGCAGACATCTTGACTACGGAGTTGCCTGCAATTTCAGATATCTTAGTGAATTGGGCAAGCTCACCAACCAGATAAGAGATACTTTGCTTTAAGATAAATGTACCTTTTGAAAAAGTTATTACAGTTGAGTTAAAAGCCTTATCCGTAGACCCAGAGATTTTCAAAATAGTTTTAAACAAAACATCACTAGTCAACTGTCCTTGAAAGGCAAGCTGTCGTAATTCACCAACTGTTTTACCAGTCGCTTTGGCTAACTCCAGCATAAGGTATTTATTTTGTTCAGCAACCGAGTTAAATTCTTCACCACGAAGCGCACCAGCAGAAATACCTTGTTGAAGCTGTATCATCGCTGCGTTAAGTGACTCTATTGAGCTGCCTGACAGAGCGCCTGCCTGATTGATAGTTTTAACGACTTTAATAACATCGGCTTCACTTGCACCTAGCCGTGACAAAGATTTAGAGAAATCTACAAAAGTATTAGCTGTTGCTGCGTAAGAAGCTTGAGTAGACTGGGCTACTTTAAATAAAACTTTCTGACGTCTTGCTAAGTCATCCATTGAGCCGCTTACAAGCTTTAATCTGTTTTGGATATTAGTCAATCCATCACTGGCAGCTAGTAAACCCTGAGTGCTTTTAAAGGCAGCAAAAGCAACTACAGCGCCAGCAGCAGCCGCCTTTACGGAATTCATCGTCCTGGCCAGTGTAGCAGCACTAGAGTTCGCGCTGTTTACACTGTTTCTACTTTCTGTACCAAACGCCTTAACAGCTTTGGTAGCAGCTTGAGTCTCACTTGTGACTCCCTTGAACCTAGCGGCAGAGATCTGCCCTAGAGCTTTATTAGACAAATTTCCAGACTTGACGATATTCATCAAGTTCAGATTAAGTCTGTTAAGCTCAGCATTGGCAGAGTCTGCTTTGGTCTTGACGTCAATAATTACGCCAGTCATTACAACCTCTGCATTTAAAACCCGCTAGCGGTTAAACTAGCGGGTTTCGATTATTTGAACCGAACAATTGTTCCACTAGGGAATACACCCGGATGTGACAACAACGTTTTCTCTATGAAGAACTCAGGAGCTTGAGTTGAGGAGCCTTGGTTAAGTTGAGCGATGTGTTCTACATCGTTAACTATAGTATCCCCTTCTCGTCTCCAACCTTCACTGGCCTCACCAGTGTCGATCGGAGTATTAGCTGCTAAGTCTCGAACAAGGTTATCCAATTTAGCATGGAGAGCCTTGCGTTTAGCTGAAGCAAATTCCGCTCCAAGATTACCTTTAATTATTACTGCCACTAAAAGACCTTTTCGCCACCTTTTGCTCTTTGCATCTTTTGGAACAAGCTGGAGCCCTTAAACCCAGCCACATCGAATGAGCCTTCAGGCTTTTCGGGCCTTTGAATAGGAACAAGACTTGGAAATACCTTATAGCCTGGTTCTTTCAAACCCTGGACCTGCATGAGCTTGTGAGTACGGTCATCTTCACGCCAACCCGGAGGTCTTTGTTCAAAGTACGCATACCAGCCTAAGTATTCTTCGTATGTCATTTCTGACATCATCCGACCTACAGGCATCTTCAAAAGATACGCCAACTCATAGAGTTGAAACTCTTGCTCGGTTAGGGTTACTTTCCCTGGTCTTTACCATAGCCTGAGTACTTCATGACCTCCTCTGTAAGCTTGTTAAGCTCTTCCATCGGGAAGGTCCTAAGTTGCTCAATAGTGAGATCATCAGCCTCAACCACACCCTTGGTTACAATCGTGTGGAGCATTTCAAGGTTGCCGTCGTCGCCGTCAGATTCAGAACCCTCGGCAGCTTCAGCGGTCTTTTGAAGACCTCTAACAAGGTTCTGGATTTCCATGACCTCATCAACAGAGAGCTTCTTAATGGCGATCTTAGCGCCCATAAATGGAATCTCTTTAGTCACTTGTTGACCAATGAGCGACTTAATACCAGTAGCCACTTTAGGCTCCTTTGAAATGCTTGGAATTTTCGGACTGGAAGTCATCAATTAGCTTCCTCATTTTGTGAAGCAGCATTAGGGTGTCTAATACTTCCTTCGACTTTTCACCATCACCTTCGAAATCCGAAATACGCGTGAACGTCTTATGGATACTAAGATCGATGTATTTTCGTAGATGCTTTACTGTAATACGTAAAACGTATCCAGTGCTAAATGGAGCGAGTGACATTTTGCTCTCTTGATAGAAATGGAGGGGCTCAACCTGGGTCAAACCCCTCCAAATCATTAGGCGGGGGCGCTCGTGTAAGCACCCTTGA